AATGGGCGCAAGTGGTGGCGGTGGCGGTGGTGGTAGCCGTTTATCTTTACCTACTCCTGCAGTACCTTCTTTTAATGTCGTAGGGGCATCGGCAGAGAATCAATTGGCAGAAACACTTAGTGGGCAAAATAAACAACCTATAAAAGCTTTTGTAACATCTTCGGATATTTCAACAGCCCAATCATTAGAACGTAACATAATTGAAAACGCAGCAATCGGATAAATAAAAAATATGAAAATAATAGAATTAATACTAGACGAGGAAAATGAAGATGGCGGAATAACAGCTATTTCATTAGTAGAAAACCCGGCAATTGAGGAAAACTTTATTGCTTTAAAATCTGAAAAATATGAATTAGCAGAAGTCGATAAAGAAAAAAGACTTTTAATGGGCGTAGCTCTAATTCCTAATAAGCCAATTTTTCGAAAGGGTGACCCTGAAGATTACTATATATTTTTTAGTGCAGATACAGTAAGAAAGGCAAGCGAAAAATTCTTCATGAATGGTAACCAAAGTGAAAGCACTTTAGAGCATGAAAAAGCAATACAGGGGCTTACAGTTGTCGAAAGTTGGATAGTCGAAGGGGAACAAGATAAGAGCAGAATGTATGGCTTAAATGCTCCTTTGGGTTCGTGGGTTGTTAGTCTGAAGGTAAATAACGATGAAATTTGGGAAGACTATATAAAGACCGGAAAAGTAAAAGGCTTTTCAATTGAGGCAATGATGGCAGACAAAATGGAAAGACCAAAAGATGCTGCTATAGACAATGAGGAATTAGAGGCACAAAAGTTTTTAGATACAGTAATTGATATATTAAAAAAAGATGTTTAAGAAGCTATATAAGTCATTAAGTAGGATTACGCCAAAGGGTGGCAGAAGGGGCTGCTTATGTAAGGATACAAAGAAATATGACGTCAAATGCTGTACAGGAGAAATGCATGCTCAGGGTATGGGAAAAATCCAAATATAAATTGCTTAAAAATATGACCTTATAAAGTTTTCTGGATTGTATATATAATAAAGACAATAATAAATGAAAGCGACAGAGATGTTAGATAAGATTAAAGAAACTCTAGGCTTAGAATTAAGCAAAGAGGACATGCAACTGGCAAAAGAAAAACTTGATAACGGGACTGTTATTGAGGCTAACGCTTTTCAAGAAAATAACGAAGTTTTTATAGTTAATGGCTCAGACAGAATACCAATGCCGGAAGGTAGTTATACTATGGAAAATGGACAGATTTTACTTGTAAAAGAGGAAGGCGTAATTGCTAGTCTAGGAGAAGCTACTGAAGAAATTAAAGAAGATGAAGTAGCGGAAGAAACTGAAGATTTGGACGAAAGTAAATATGCTACTAAGGAAGAATTTGAGGCTTTAAAACAAATGGTCATGGATATGAAAGGACAAGAAGCTAGTTACGAGGACAAAGAAGATGAAACGGAATTATCTGAAGTAAAAGCTGAAGTAAAAGCTGAAGAAAATTTAGCAGAAGTTGAAATGAGTGCAGAAATTGTAGAACCAATTGCTCATAATCCTGAAGCATTATCTGCTCCTAAAAGCAATCTACCACAGAATACTAATTCTCAACTAGATAGAATTAGAGAAATGATATACAACAATTAATAAAACAAAATAATGTCAAATACAATTAATACAAGTAATGATGTTTTAAGAGCTAGATCAAAGCAAACAACTTTGACAGAAACTCAAGATGTCAAAGCAAACCAGGCAGGAGGCGAATTTAATATTGCAACAGATGCAAAAGTAATTACACTACCAAAAATAGATGCTAATAATATTGGGATGGAATTTACATTCAGAAATACTGGAGCTGATGGAAACAACATCATCACATTAAGTCCTGCTTCAACAGATGCAATTCATGGAGCAGTGGCGGCTGTATCTTCAGGAGGAGTAGTGAACAAAGACTGGATCAACACAAAAGCAACTGCAACAAAAGGTGACTGGGTTACTCTAAAAGCAGTAGCATTAACAGAATATTACATCACAGGTGGTGACGGTGTTTGGGCATCTGAAGCATAATAATTAATAAATAAAAAAAAAAAGAAATGGCGACTACGCAAAATATTACAACAACCTATTCTGGAAAGAATGCACAAGGTTATATGCAAGCCAGTTTATTGACTGGAAAAACACTAGCATCAGGAGCAATTGACATTAGAGATAACATCCAATTTAAAGAAGTTATTCAAGTTATTGCATCAGACGCAAATTTAATCAAACCGGGAACTTGTGACTTTGATGCCACTGGAACTCTTACCACTACTGAGATTATACTTGAACCAAAAGAAATTCAAGTTAACATGGAGGTGTGTGCAAAAAATTTCCGTAGCTCATGGGAATCACTACAAATGAAAGGTATCAATTCTAAATTGCCTCAAACATTTGGACAGTTTATCTTAGAGCATGTAGTACAGAAAACATCAGCTGCAATGGAGACAGCTGTATGGCAAGGGACTGCTGCTTCAAACTCAATTCCTTTCAATGGTTTTGAAGTTTTGGCTAATGCTGATGGGTCAGTAGTAGATGTGGCAAAAGCGGCTATAACGGCAGCTAATATTACAACAGAGCTTGGAAAAGTAGTAGACGCAATTCCACAGACAATATACGGAAAAGACGATTTATTTATCTATGTACCTACAGCTATCTATCAGGCTTATGTACGTGCGCTTGGTGGATTTGGAGCAGCCGGTACTTCAAACTCAACTACTGGTGTAGATGACAAAATGAATACTTGGTACAGAAACCAACAAGAGCTTTATTTTGATGGAATTAAATTACTTCACTGTCCGGGCATGACATCAACTGATATGATTGCTACAACAAAAGAAAATTTAATTTTTGGTACTTCTTTATTCAGTGAATTAAACCAAGCAGAAGTTATAGATGGAGCTTCGTGGGGTTCACAAAATTCTAGAGTTGTATTAAGAGGCTCTGCAGGTGTGACTCTAGGTATAGGCTCAGAGGTTGTTTTATACTCATAATTATTAACCAATAGAAAGGGGGGGCAACTCCCCTAACTATTTAAAAATCAAAAAACATGGCGTGTTTAGTCACAAAAGGGAGACAGATTAACTGCAACGATGTTGCCGGTGGTATCTCTGCCCTATTTATTACAAACGGAGTGTCGCCATATGGTGCTATTACAATTGCCTCAGATGCGATAAGCGATATGGCAGGCACATTCACAGCATTTAAATATGATGTAAATGGAGCAGGAAACAGTTTTACTACCACAGCGACAACCAATAAGGATACAGGAACTACTTTTTATAGTACAGTATTAACTGTGACTTTACCTAAATTATCAAAAGAAGACAATGCTGAACTTAAGCTAATGGCTTATGGTCGCAATTCAATTGTTGTACAGGATAGAAACTTAAATGCGTTTTTATTAGGTAAGGAAAACGGAGTAACAGTAACAACAAGTACTATGGCTAGTGGAGATGCACGTGGAGACATGAGTGGATACACTATTGAATTTCTAGCAGAGGAAACAAGTCCACCGGACTTTATTAATGGAGCAACAGCTGTTTCACCATTTGCAGGAATGAGTTCTGCTACCGCTACAGTTACAGTAGGTACTAACTCTTAACTTTTGTGTTTTGTTTGGGTTGTTTTCTCAATGAGGCAGCCCTACAAAACATTTTAAAACAAACACAATGAAAGACAAAAAATCTGGTTTCACATTTAAGCCTTTACATGATTATGATTTTAAAAGTGTAAGCGAAAAAAATGTGCTTCAAATATTGGACAAAGATCAGTTTGAAATATTAAAAGAAAATAAAATTTACAATATCGGTGCAGGCACTTTTAAAATGCTGTAATGATAGTACTTAACAGAACACAAGCAAATAACACTATAAATTTTATACCTAGAAGCTATGAAAGTACTGGGGCAAATATATTTAAAATTGAAGTGAAAAAAGAAGCACAAAATGTGGTGGCATATACCGCTACAGTATCTAGTTTGACTAAGGTAAAATACTATTATAGTTACACAGCTAATTTCAATTTAGATCAAACAAAAGACCAAACATATTTATTAGAAATAAGTAATACTGCAACTAATAAGGTTTTGTATAAAGACAAAATCTTTGCTACTAACCAGACAGTGGCAAATTATTCAATAAATACAGGAAAATATACAACTAACACTACTGGTGCAAATGACTATTTAGTATATGGATAACGGAATACACATATTAAATCTTGAAGCATATAGCACACCGAGTGTATATGAAATGCCTTATGAAGATTTTGTTGCTTATGGAGATGACAATAATTTTTATAGCGAGTTAATAGATACTTATTTAAATAGTCCTACTTCACAAAGTATTATAACAGGGGTGGTTAACCAAATTTTTGGGAAAGGCTTTTCTGCATTAGATTCCAGTAGAAAGCCAAATGAATATGCACAATTCAAAAGCATTTTTAGTAATCAGGATTTACGAAGAGTTTGTTTAGATTTAAAATTACTTGGCGAAGGTGCTTTTCAAGTTACCTATAAGGGCAAAAAAGTACAAAAGGTAACGCATTTTAATAGGGAAACTTTAAGGGCTGAAAAATGTGATGCTAAAGGAAAAATTAATGCATATTATTATTACCCAAAATGGATAGATTATAAGAAGGGGGATAAATTAACTAGAATACCAATTTTTGGATCAGGTGCAAAGAATGAAATTTTTATAGTAAGAAGTTTTTTACCTTCAATGCACTATTACACGCCACCGGATTGGGTTTCCAGTCTTAATTACGGAAAATTGGAGTGTAACATTTCTGAGTATTTAGTGAATGAAGTAAACAATTCTTTCTCAGGGACTAAACTGGTATCCTTTACTAATGGTACACCTACAGTAGAAAAACAAATACAAATAAAAAACGAGGTTTTAAATAAACTTACAGGAGCTAATGGCGAAAAAGTTATTGTTTCCTTTAGTGATTCGCCTGAAAATAAAACAACGATTGAAGACATAAGCGTTTCAGATGCGGCAGATGTGTATTCCTATATAAGTGAGGAATGTACTAAAAAACTGCTATTAGCGCATAGAATTACTTCGCCTCTATTGGTGGGCATTCGTGATGGGCAAAACGGTTTAGGTAGTAATGCAGAAGAAATTAAAAATGCTGCTAATCTATTTGACAACATTGTAATTAAGCCTTACCAAAATATGATGTGCGAGGCGATACAAGATATTTTAAGCGTAAACAAAATCTCTTTAAAGTTATACGTTCAAACATTGATGCCGATTGAATTTACAGATACTGAAAATGTAAGAACAGAAGAAGATAGAGAAGAAGAAACAGGGCAAAAGTTATCTAGCGAAAAACCTGTTTTTGATATTGACATGCAAACACAGTATTCAAATTACCTTATTAATTTAGGAGAGGATGAAAGCGAGGATTATGTTTTAATTGAGGCAGAGGATGCAACAGGGGAAGACATAAATACTAACTACGAGGAAATTTTAAATAAGTCTGTAAAATTGGCTGCAGTTCCTAGTAGTTTGCCCCTTGCTCCTAGTGAACAAGATTCAAAAATATTTAAGGTGCGTTATGCTTATGTGCAGGGAGCAACTGAAAAAGATTTTGACAGAGTACATGATGCGAAAAACCATGTGAAAGGTGTTAGCAGACCATTTTGTGAAGCGTTATTTAATAGCAATAAAATATTCCGGAAAGAAGATATTTTGCAGATGGAAACAGATGGCATAAATAAAGAATTTGGACACAAAAAGCAACCATATAGCATTTGGCTCTATGCCGGTGGAATTAATTGCTACCATAGATGGGAAAGAAGAATATATAAAAAGATGCTCAAAAAAGATGGTGAAAGAGCAGGTGGCGATGGATTGAGTAATACTAACAAGATTAATGTTAATGAAGCAGTGAGACAGGGTTTTAAATTGCCTAAAAATCCAAAGGATGTAGCTGAAGCAGAAATATTAAAACCAAACAGAGGGGCTTATAAAGCATAAATATGGCAGAAGTTTTATTTTGTAGTACAGAGGACATTGTGCGTAAAAGTTCAATGCTAGATGGCAATATTGATGTAAACAAGCTTATCCCTAGTTTACACAAAGCACAGACAATGCGTTTGCGTGAAATAATTGGTACAGATTTATATAATTATTATGTGACAGCAATTACTGCTTTAATTAATAATCAAACACCCATTCCAACAAATCATGCTAATCTTTTAAATGATTACATAAAACCTATTTTAGTTCATTTGACTTTAGCAGAGTTCACAAATGAGGCTTCATATACAATTAGCAATAATGGTGTCTTTAAGCATGTACCTGAAAATAGCCAATCTTTGAGTACTAAAGAAATTGGTTTTATAGTTCAAAATGAAAGGGATACTGCACAAAATTATACAGAACGATTTTTAGATCATATGGCATTTTATGCATCTGCTAATTTTCCTGAATGGTACTCTAACAGTAATGATGATGTGAGCCCTTTACATGAATCGTTTAAAATCGACTGGGTCTTATGAGTGGTTACGGATCATCATATGGCGTAAGTTGGTGGGGCGATGTAAATGCTCCAAATGAGATCG